CCACAGAATCAAGCACATAGAGACCAAAGAGAATAAAAACCTGCGCATCGAGAGAACCGAGACCAGCATCGAGACAGCCGCGGTGCTGTTTCCGGACGGGCAGGACACGCCCACGCTGATCAGCCAATTTCTGACCTATCCGGATGGCTATCTGGACGGGCCGGACGCGCTGGCCGGATGCCTGGAGAGGTTCCGCGAATACAACATAGGCAGGAACCGCGTAACAGTGCGGAGGTTCAGGTTCTAATGAACTATTACGACAGGCTGATGCTGGATTATTACCGGGTGCTCAACAACGCGTGGCGGAAGGAACTGCGTGAGGCAGCTTACCAGGCGATACAGATGCTGAGCGAGCTATCCGACGCGGAGCGCCTGGACAAGGGCAGGATAGACGCGCTGATGACCGTAATCAACCAGAATCTGGGTAGTGATTTCATGATGGCAGTATCGAGAGAAACAAAGGCATTCGTGGAGCGCAGCCTGCGTCTGGGGCTGCAGGATGTGCGCACCCAGGTGAAGGTGAGTATCTCGATAGGACTGTGGGGAATAAAAGACCAGCAGTTAGCCAGTCAAATCCAAAACCAAAACCTGTTTTGGATTGGGAAACATTTTGGGACGGATATCAGTGACGGGTTCAGGAACACCCTGACAAAGGCTATGGAGCAGGGATTTACAAGGGAACAGCTTGCCAACGCGCTGCGTGAGCAGTTCAGCGACCTGGGGGAAAAGAGCCATGCTTACTGGCAGGGCCTGGCGGAGCATACTGCGCTGAGGATTCGTGAGTTTGGGCGGCTGTCCGGGTATGAGAAAGCGGGGGTGAAATATTACCGGCTGGTGAATCCGATGGATGACCGCACCAGTGAAATATGCTGGGCACTGGTGAGCCAAAACAAGATTTATCCGCTGGATGTGGCGTTGGAAGTGCGCGACAACCTGATGGATATCGACGTGAACGCGGAAGGGCTGGAAGAGGCAAGGGAACAGGTAAAGGCGCTGGCTCCGTGGGTAAGGGAGAGCCAGATTGAGCGGGACGCGGATGGCAATCCCGTGGGGATTAGCGGCGCGCACACGCCGTTTCCGCCGTTTCACTGGAAGTGCAGGACGGAGACGGAGATAGTGGAGTAGAGCTGGTTTCAGCCTACCGACTTCCATAAAGTTCTATTTATTTCCAATTTTTTCCATTCTTTTCTTGACAGAAAATCGGAGATGTATATATTAGCCTCCAGATAGCGTGATGCCAGTAAGACCCGACCGAGAGGCGGGCAGGCGTGGAGGTTAAAATGACCACGATATATGTATATGATGATAATAGCGTTGTCGTTAGCGATGAATACATCCAGGATCAGGATGACGTAGAGATATGGTTTGGGAACGAAAACCCAGACGAATACAACGACGCAGATGACGAAGGACTCTTAGGTCTGCTACGTTGGTGGGTTCAGGAATACAACCTGCCTACTCCATGTGCACTAAACTTTAAGGACAGAATAGTGGAGATTAAGGGCAACTATCACACGGTTGCCACTCATATCCATACGGGAAAACAAACAAAATGGGGTGATGTCCTGGAGGGGACACGGGATTTCGCCCTCTCAATAATTGAATCCTTTGCAGATAATGATGGTTATATTATTGGCGTGGGGAATATTCTGTATAGCGCAGATAAATACCCCGGCCCAGATGTAGACGGTAATTTTCCAGAGTATTATAACCCTGATTATGCCATTATTGATCCCGCGTGGCCAGAAAAACGTTACTCTATTGGTGATTATATATACGAGATGGTTCCCGATCAGGAGTCTGGTGAATGAAAACATACACAGTCAAGGAGTTGTCCAGGCTCTTCCACGTCACACCTAAAACCATATACAACTGGGTAGCGGCTGGCAAGCTCCCCGCCATCCGTACCAGCCAAGAAAGAGGGTCAAAAATCCTCTTCAAGGCAGAGGATGTCCATGCCCTATTGACGCCTGAAAAGCCTAAATAAAGCTGTCTTTAATCCCACCATCAAGGCCGGATTCCCGGCCTTTTTTTATTTCTTGATGAAAAAACTGTGGCAGGAGTGGGCAGGCGTATTTGACTCCGGTTCCGTGAATGAAATATGTGGGGTTGATAGGAGAACACATGGAACCCAGCATTATGAACCAGGCAAAAGCACAGCTCGTCAGGCATGAAGGCCTGCGGCTGAAGCCGTACCGCTGCACAGCGGGCAAGCTCACGATCGGCGTGGGCAGGAATCTGGAAGATAAGGGCATATCCCAACAGGAGGCTTACGAACTTCTGGAAAATGACATCAGGGAATGTGAAGTCCAGCTTCTGACGGAAATCCCAGACATCTACCTGAGCCTGGACATCAATCGTAAAGTTGTATTGATAAACATGTGTTTCAACCTGGGGATCAAGGGTCTGATGGGCTTCAAGAACACACTGGCCTTCATTGCGGCAAGGGATTGGGAGCGCGCCGCCAACAATATGCTGGCCTCCAGATGGGCAAAGCAGGTAGGGCGCAGGGCCATTGAACTGGCCGAGATAATGAGGAAGGGCGAATGAGGGCTATCCCTGTCGATCCGCCCCAACTGGTCACAATCGTGAATCTGCCGGAGGATATGGCGCGCAACCCGCTGTGGACTGAGCACGCCCCGCTGGTGGTGCGGCAGATGGCGGGGATATGCCAGGAAGACTGCTTTCAGGCCGCCTGTTCTGACGCGCTGGCCGGAGATGAGCCGGAATACGTGGCGTTCCGTTATGGTTACGCGTTTTTAATGCTGGCGTCAGTATTAGAGTTTTTGAATTTGAAGACCATTGGTGAGGGCATCGTGAAGTCCATTGGGTTGGATCAGTCCGCCACCGAGCTCCTGACAGGGAGCGAAATAGACGCTTTTAAGGCCAACCTGGAGCGGCGCGCCCTGGAAGCGATGAAAGCGTATCTAAATGAAGCCGGATTAGCGCTCCTGGATGAACTGAAGCCCAGGCAAGCGCGTGTAATCAGGGCGGGAGTGATCTGATGCCGGACAGTCCGGATGAGGTAATGATTCAGATTTACCAGGCAATCTACACTGCGCTGGAAGGCAAACTGCATCTGATCGGCAGCATAATCAGTCGAGACGCGAAGCGTGAGACACTGGCTCAAAACATCTACGATAAGGGCGACTTCTACGCCAATACGGGTTATCTGGTCGAGACTGATCCGGATGGCATGATCCTGAGAGTGGGGTCGAATGTGAAACATGAGCCGTATGTCTTGGGCGGCAAAGTGCCGTCCTGGACACCGATCGCGCCACTGATCGCCTGGGTGGAGCGTAAACACCTGTCCTGGACAGACAAACAGACAGGTAAGGCGCTAACGGTAAAACAGATAGCCTATATTATCCGGGGCAAGATAAAAGCGGAAGGCATTGCCGCGCGTAATGTCTTCCGAACAGTGATAGAGAACAAGGAGGCGTGGATCATGCAGCAGCTCAACAGCATCGAGGTGAGGCTATGACGAATAAGGAAAAAATGCTCTATGAACGCGAATCCATACGCCAGGCGCTGGTTGGCGCGAACGTGATGGAGGTGGCGTTCAACAAGGACGACATCCCCAAACAGCTTCCCGCGGCAATAGTGGTTTTGGAAGGCGAGACAGGGACAAAGGGCACATCCAGGCGGTATTTGGACACAGACATAGCCTGGACTGTGTTTTTGATCGTGAACGCCAGCAATGAGCGCGACCCTGATGCCAGGCTGTACGAACTGAAGGAAAGTTTCAGGGAAAATTATCAAAGGGCCATGTACCGCGATATTCCAGAAGTCGAATACTATACCAGCCGGATAGACGGTTCCAGGCTGGTGCGCATCGCCAAGATCAACCTGCTGAAAAGTGGAACGGGGGCGGGAGCATGATAGTACGGCGCCTGGGCGGGCATAAGATGGCGATAAGCTGCGCTTCCGACCTGCTGGAGCAGAAATACAGGGCCGAGGCCGTAGACCTGAGCAAGCTGACCAGGGTCGGCAAGCAGTTAGTCAGCAAGGCAGCCGAGGCCAAGAAAGTGGTCTCTCCGCCGTACTCGATGGGCAAGCTGCTGAACCTGTTAGACACAGACGAATATCATTCTGGTTGCATCGACGCGCTGACGATGGCGACGGTCATGCAGTTCGAGTGCAAAAACAAGCAGGTGAATGGCTGGATGGAAGCGGCTGATTTTCCTTCCTGTGAAGACCAGACCAGCCTTTTGGCGGAGCTGATGAAGTTTTACCTGGCCTGCGGCAACGGCTTCCTGGTCAAGATGAGGAATGCCAAAGGCGAGTGGGTAGGGCTGGAGAGGATGCTGCCCAGTGAGGTACAAATAGTAGAGCAGTATGACGATCACGGCTTTTTTAAGCCCAACTACATCCAAGTAAAGAGCAACCAGAAGAAAGATTACGCCTACGCAGATATAATACACATAAAAAAATCCACCCACAGGTCAAACGCCTGGGGCCTCGCCTGTTTACCCGTCGCACTGAACATTGAAATTTTAGGCGAGATCAAGACGTTTGACTACAACAACTTCAAAAACGGACTGATGGCTGACTTCTTCATAATCGTGGAGGGCGGCACGTTGAGGGACGGAACTGTCCTGGATGAGCAGGGCAACGAGGTGATCACGGACGCGTTCCACGAAATTGAAGAGGCGCTGACTGAGGCGAAAGGCAACACCAAGAGCCATTCCACCGTGCTGATCGAGAGCGAAAACAGGGACGTAAAGATACGCCTGGAACCGCTCAGACAACAAGACAGGGATGGCGGGTTCATAAGCCTGAAGAAGGATTTGAGAGAGGGCATCCTGGCCTACCACAGGGTGCCCGCAAGGATCGTGTCGCAACTAATCCCGGGCCAACTGGGCGGGGACAACAGCAGCGACATGCTGCTGTTTTACCAGTTCGTGGTTAAGCCGTTGCAGAACAGGCTGGCCCTGGTGCTGGCAAACGAGTTCAACTATGAATTTCAATGGGGTGTCAGGCAGCAGGACTTCGAGTTCGGAAACCTGACAGAGACGTTAAAAAATGAAGACGAGAGGCTGTTTGACAGCCTCCGCAACCGATAAGGAGAATCAATGAAACTGTTTCGGAAAAGGCGCATTCTCAAGGGAGAACTGCGCAACGTGGACGTGAACCTGATCAGTCTGCTGTTTGACGAGTTCAAGCCCGCAAACATGCGGGGAGCCGTCATCAAGAGCGCTGATGGCAAGGGACACTACAAACCCGTCGCGGTAAGCGGCAAGTTCAAGAGCGAGACGGTGGGAGACCAGGGCCTGCTCTACGTGACGGTCATGGAGCCGGACACAGTGGACAGCCAGGGGGACTCCTATTCCGCAGCGGAAATTCAGAAGGCAGCCACTAATTTCCTTAAAAAAGGAGTTGTGGGCAAAAATGACGTAAACCACAATAATCAGCCCGCCCCGGAGTTCGTGATTGCTGAAAGCTACATCTTGAAGACCGCCGACAAAGAACACTTCCCGGACACCAAGGTCGGTTCATGGGTCGCGGTGCTGAAGTGCACAGACCTGAACTCCGAACTGTGGCAGAAGGTCAAAAAAGGGCAGTTCAACGGCGTCTCGATCGCGGGCTGGGCGGAAGACAGCGGCGACAACAACGCGGAGGTCGTGGCTGAGCTGAAGCAGCAGATGGCCGAAATCCGGAAGGCACTGGGCGATAATCCGGGGCCGGAGAGCGAAAAGGTGTTGGCCAAGCTGCAGACCAGGATAAACGAGCTCGAAAAGGCCGACGAAAACGCGGCCACCAAAGAGCTGATCAAGGCATTCACATCGGAAATCAAGGAGCTTTCTATGAGCATCAGCCGCGCAATCCGCAAGAGTCTGAACGGCGAACCTGACGGGGGGGTGGAAAAAGACCGCGAGGTGGTGATTGACGGCAAGAAGATCGTCATCAAAGCGGCCAAACGCGAAATTTACAAGGGAATCGCCCAGGTGGACGGCGGCAGCCCCATGAACATCCTGACCCCCACAACCACCAGCCTGTTCATCGACGAGGTAGTGGGCTCCGTGGATGACGACACGCTGAACGACATCACTGTCGTTCCGCTGCTGAAAGACGAAAAAATCGATGCCGGAATCGTCCAGGACATCATTCTGAACAATAGCCTCGATACCGCAGCCGCAGCCCAGGACGTGGCGAGCGCGGACATCAGTTGCGCGACAGGAATCCTCACCGGAGAGTTCACCCTGGGAAGGGATGTGGTCGAATTCTACAAGGACAAGCATGGAGAAGACGCATTTGGCGCTTACGTGGAGAACCACATCGCCAAAAAGGTGTCCAAGGCCATCAAAAAGCTGCTGTTCCAGGGAGACCGCAACTCCGCCACCGCGACCATCAAGGCGCTGAACGGCGTGATCAAGCTCGCGTCTTCAGCCAATAAGGTGGTGAACATCGACAGCGGAGACTATCCGGCTTTTGCCGACCGCTTTGAGCAGGCCCTGCTGGGCTTCAGTGAGGACGTTCTGGCAGAACAGGCCAACTTCGTCTTCTACGTCAGCAACAAAGACCTGGTGCGCCTGCGCGCAGAGCTCGCCCAACGTGAGACTGGGGCGGGTGACCGCTTCCTGCTGGAAGGCGGAAACGTGTTCTTCTCCGGCATCCCAGTGAAGCCGCGCTTTATGCCCGACGGGTATATCATCGCGGGGTTGCCCAAGTTCATAATTATCGGCTATCGCACCGATGCCGAGCTGAAGGTGGAGCACCACGGCAAGGATTGGAAGTACCACTGGTATGTGAGAGTCCGCCCTGGAATCACCTACGTGGACGGGTTCGCAAAGGTGTTCCAGGCTGTCGCAGCCGGAGGGGGTGCGGGATGAAA